TGGAGAGGGATTCTATTACCCTTTTAGAAATCAACTTATTCAGAATCTAGGTCAATATTGGTCAGATCCTGTTAACCTTAATTATCTTCTTAAGACTATTGGTTTTTATACTTATGGCGAAACAGAATCAGGATCTACTGAAGCTCCTTACAAACTACTTGTGGGAACAGAATCAGGATCAACTATCAAAGATGTTACTTCTAATGAAGAGGCTAAAATGCTTTTAACAAAGTCTACTCCAAAGAATATAAGGAACATACAATTTGTGTATCCTGGATCAGGTCAATCATTCTCTATTAAATTCTATAGTTCACTTATAAAATCACCAGTAACCATTCCACTTACAGTAAGAACTAGAGCTAGTGGTGGTTGGGCAGGAAAGTCACTTTATATTAATACTCCTGGCTTAAATATTGGTGAAAAATAAATTTTTTTATTTCAGATTTTTTTTGTATATTTAATCTAAATTAAGTTTATGGCAAAGAAATACACAGCCTACAGGACTATTAAAACTGTAGAAGGAATTACCCTCAACATTTACGAAGACGAGAAAGGCATCACTAAGCCCCACTGCCCGACAGGCCCAGCTATACTCTACCCGAAAGGATATAATAAGCCAGATGAATACTATTTGTTTGGTATTAAATATGATTATGAAAAATGGCTAGAATTATCTAGACCCTTAAGGAAGAGTGTAATTAAAGAAGATTTATCGGTTTAATAAATATTTATAAGAAAATTGACAAACCATGTCATTTAACTTAAAAAAATATTTAACCGAAAATAACCTGACAATTAACTCTAGAATTAGAGAAGAGGAAAATATTAACCTAGAACCCTCAAAAGCTGATTTAAAACAGTCTGAAAAGGACTTTAGAGGACTTGACAAAAAGAAGAAAGAGTTACAAGATCTGCAAAAAAAAGTAAAAATAATAATTAGTAAATATACAGAAAAATCTGCAGACGGTACACTTAAGCTTAAAGATGTAGGTGGCTACAAACAAGCTGTCGGTAATATTCCAGATAGAATTAAGCTACTTAAAAAACAAATTGATCAAGTTGAAAATCCTAAATTAGATTCAGATGAAGAAGATAGTATTTAATGGCCTAGCGATCCTAGCATTTTTAGCTCTTGTATGGTATAGTTTTATCTACTCTCCAAAGAGGTTTGATACTCAACCATTTCAAGCAAAGATAGATTCATTACAATACGAGATTGATTCTATCGATTTGGTAAACGATACACTAGAGCAAGGTATTGCTGTTCTAGATCAAGACAACGATTACCTTTCTGGTAAAGTTCTTGTTCTAAACGGTAAAGTTAAAGATCTTAAAGAAGATTTGAAAGACGCAAAAGATGCTTTGGTTTATACACCTACACAACTAGATAGCTTTTTTGCAGCTAATTATAAAGAGGAATATACCAAAGTTTCTAGTGACACTACACTACTTCCTATTGAAGTAAGTAAAGCTGTAGTTGTTGATTTGAAAGAAGGACAAGTAAACGAAAAGATTGTTGTACATCAAGATAGTATTATTCAAACACAGGCGTCGTCCATTGAAAATAGAGAGGAAGTTATTGTAACTCTTAGGCAAAAAGAGACTAACTATCAATCTATCATACAAAAGCAAGTAGAACAAGGCGAGAACTATAAAATTCAAATTGATGGTTTAAAAACTGACATCAAGAAGAACGATAGAAGGATTAAGATGAACAAAATACAGAAGTTCGTTCTTGGTGCTCTAGTAATAGGTCTTGCTGTAACATATAAATAATGTCTGAACAACAGATAACGATAAAGGAAAGGATTAAAGAGGAGTTTATCAAATGTGCTACGGATCCAGCATACTTTATGAAAAAGTATTATATGATCCAGCACCCACAAAGAGGCAGACAACTATTTAGTCTTTATCTTTTTCAAGAAAAGGTTTTAAAACTGTTTCAAAAGCATGATTACTCAATTATAAACAAGTCAAGACAGTTAGGCATCTCTACTCTTGTTTCGGCTTACTCTTTATGGTTGATGTTGTTTAATAAAGATAAAAACGTTCTTGTTATTGCTACTAAGCAAGATACAGCTAAGAACATGGTTACAAAAGTCAGATTTGCTTACCAAAATTTACCAACCTGGCTTAAAATAGGAGCGTCAGAAGATAACAGGCTAAGTCTTAGGTTAGCTAATGGTTCACAAATCAAAGCCGTCTCAGCAGCAGGTGATGCGGGACGTTCTGAAGCTGTGTCATTGCTAGTCATAGACGAAGCTGCGTTTATTGAAAATATTGAAACCATATTTACAGCTGCGCAACAAACCTTAGCAACTGGTGGTGGTTGTATAGCTTTATCGACTCCTAACGGTGTTGGTAACTGGTTTCATAAAACATATTTAGCTGCACAAGAACAGCAAAACAGATTTTTACCAATATCTCTTCCTTGGAATGTACATCCGGAAAGAGAGCAGGATTGGCGCGATGAACAAAGTAAGATATTAGGTAAACGTAATGCCGCTCAAGAGTGTGATTGCGACTTTGCGACATCAGGTAATACAGTTATAGAACCAGAAATATTAACGTGGTATGAAGAAACACAAATATCAGAACCTATTGAAAGACGGGGTCTCGATAAAGCACTCTGGATATGGGAATATCCTGAAGCTATTAAATACTATACAATTGTTGCTGATGTGGCACGCGGAGACGGTAATGATTATTCTAGCTTTCATGTTATTGATATTGAGTCAATAACACAAGTTGCAGAATATAAATCACAAGTAGATACTAGAGATTATGCTAACATATTGTTAAGTATAGCTGCAGAATATAATAATGCACTATTAGTTGTCGAAAATGCAAATATAGGTTGGGATGTTATACAAACTATATTAGAAAGAGGTTACACAAATGTTCACTATAGTTATAAACAAGATCAAAACATGGATTTTAACAAATATGTGGACAGGTTTAATACTCAAACGGGTTTAGTTCCAGGATTTAGCACGACTGAAAAAACTAGACCATTAGTTATAGAGAAAATGCGTGATATTTTAGAAAATAAACTAGCTAATATAAGGTCAATTAGACTATTAGAAGAGTTAAGAGTGTTTATATGGAAGAACGGTAAAGCACAAGCAATGCAAAGTTATAATGATGATCTTGTTATGAGTTTTGCTATAAGTATGTATCTTAGAGAAACATCTCTTAGATTTAGAAAAACAGTTGAAAATTTAACATACGCCGCGTTAAATAGTTTTACTAAAACACAAGATAAAAGTATGGCTTATAATGCTAATAATCAATATAATCAAAACCCTTGGGTTATGGCTTTAAATACACCTCAAGGAGGTGAAACACAAGATTTAACATGGCTACTATAATAAAATAATATGGCAGAACAACAAACACAAAACAATTTATTCTCTACCTTAAGACGTCTATTTTCTACTGACGTTATTATTCGTAATGAAGGTGGAGACATGTTGAAAGTTATCGACACAGACACCATTCAAAGATCTGGTGTTATTCAAACTAACTCTTTAGTTGATAGATTTAATAAGGTTTATACAACCTCTACAGCATACGGCGTTAACTTAAACCTAGCACAAAACTATCAATCAGCGAGAGTACAAATTTATGCAGACTATGATGCAATGGACACTGATGCTATTTGTTGTTCGGCGTTAGACATTGTTTCAGATGAATGTACACTTAAAAATGAACAAGGTGAAGTATTACAAATTAGATCTTCTGATGAGAATATTCAGAAACTCCTCTACAATTTATTTTATTCTGTACTTAATATTGAATTTAATCTTTGGTCTTGGATTCGCAATATGGCTAAATACGGCGATTTTTACCTCAAACTAGAGATTGCAGATAAATATGGCGTATATAATGTTATTCCTTTTTCTGCTTACAATATTGTTCGTGAAGAAGGTTTTAATATTAAAAATCCTCAAGAAGTTAGATTTAGATATGATCCAAATGCTACTTTAGCATCCTCTACAGGATATAGTTCTATTAAAAATAGTGATTCAGGAATTTACTTCGACAATTTTGAAATGGCGCATTTTAGATTAACTGGAGATGTTAACTATCTTCCTTATGGTAGATCTTACTTAGAGCCGGCTCGTAAGTTGTTCAAACAATATACACTAATTGAAGACGCGATGTTGATTCATCGTATTGTTCGTGCTCCTGAACGCCGTATATTCTATGTCAATGTTGGTGCAATTCCACCAGGAGAAGTAGATAACTACATGCAGAGGATGATTCAAAAAATGAAAAAAACACCTCTTATAGATCCTAATACAGGTAATTATAATCTAAAATATAATCAACAAAATTTGTTAGAAGATTTCTTTATACCTGTAAGGGGTAACGATACTTCTACAAAAATTGATACAGCAAAAGGTCTTGATTATAATGGTATTGAAGACGTTGCATATTTCCGTGAGAAGTTATTTGCCGCTCTTAAAATACCTAAAGCTTTTATGGGCTATGAAAAAGACTTGACAGGTAAAGCAACACTTGCTGCTGAAGATATTCGTTTTGCTAGAACTATAGAGAGACTACAAAGAATCATTATTAGTGAGTTAACTAAAATAGCTTTAGTACATTTGTATGCTCATGGATATACAAATGAATCAGCTGCTAACTTTACACTGTCTCTTACTAATCCTTCAATCATATACGATCAAGAAAGAATAGCATTATTTAAAGAGAAGATTGATCTTGCTAAACAAGCCATGGATGGAAACCTTCTTCCTAGAGACTTTATCTATGATAAAATTTTCCACTTCTCCGAAGACCAGTATGCTGAACTAGAAGACATGATGATTGAAGATAAAAAGAGAGGGTTTAGATACGCACAAATACAAGAAGAAGGAAATGATCCTGCAGAATCAGGTCAAGCATATGGAACTCCACACCAAATAGCTAGTTTATACGGTAGGAAAGAAGATTCTTCATTGAATGTACCTTATGGATATGATGAGAATAAACCAGGACGTCCTAAATCCGTTACTTCAATTATTGGTACAGATGAATCTAATTTTGGCCGTGACGCTTTAGGTCAATCCGCATATTCAAAAGATGCCGAAACCGGAGAGAATAGTATGAATGTTAACTACAAAGGAGGCAACCCTCTAGCTCTTGAAAGTACAATGACAGAATTATTAAAGTATCAAGGTGTGTTAAAAAATATGTCAAAAAAGTTTGGTTCTAGAAAAATTAAATTGTTTGAAGAGCCAGATCTTTTAAGTGAAGATAATATTAAAAATGGTTTAGATTAGATATATAGATATTTATTAAAAGCGGATTCGTAAAAAACTATGGCTATAAAACACAGTAAGTATCGTAATACCGGTATTTTATTTGAACTATTAGTTAGACAAACTACTTCTGATCTATTGAATAATCAAGATTCAAAGGCAGTAAAAATTCTAAAAAAGTATTTTACTAACACAGAATTAGGCAAAGAATACAGCCTTTACAATACATTTTCAACAAGTACAAAATTATCTGAATCTAAAGCAGATATATTAATTTCTACTATCATTGAACAGTATAAAAAGCTAGATTATGAGAAGCTAAATAAGCTAAAATACAATTTAATTAAAGAAATTAAAAAGTATTATGATCTAGAAAACTTTTTTAAGGCCAAAATAGACAATTATAAGCCTTTTGCATCCATTTATACTATACTTGAGTCCCAAAATAGTAAATCATTGGACACAAAGCAGCTAATTATTAACAAAATTAACCTTCTTGAATATCTAACCGCTAAGAGTCTATCTGATTCTAAAGCTCCTAAGTCGCTTATACAGGAGTTTATGAAAGAAGATAAGGAAATTAGACTGCTTGCTTACAAATTAATGGTCGAAAAGTTCAATAACAAGTATCAGAGCATGTCTGAAAGACAAAAAAGCGTTTTGAAAGAGTATATTACTAACATTTCTGATACTAAGAACCTGAAAATATACCTTAACGATCAGTTAAGCCAGATTAAAACTGAATTAACTGAACTAAAAGAGTCTACAAAAGATCAAGTTGTTAAAATTAAACTAGAAGAAGTACTTAAATTTGTAAGTCCTATTAAAGAAAACCAATCTATTAAAGATGAGGTTATTACTGGTATCTTACAATACTTCGATTTAATTGACGAGCTCAAAAACACTTAACTTTGAAAGCATTTAACAATCAATTTGCTACTCAGAAGCTACGCCAAGAAATAAGTACGACCGGTACAGGTGCTACTTTTACTCCTGGTACAGGTGAACAGTTTGCTTCTAAAGCTACTAAAAATATAGTTAAGAAAAAAATAAAAAAAGAAGATAAAAATATACCAAGTAATTGGAAAGATGCTCCATCTATACCTAATCGTCCATCAAAAGGCGGTTACATCTACAAACAACTATTTGAAAAACTTTCTGAGTTTGTTAAAGAGAATAAGCAAAATTTAGAGGTAGATGATAAAGTTAAAGTTACATACGGCAACGAATTCTATGGCAAGATTGGAAAAATAGTTGATATTCGTGGTGGATTTGTAGTTGTTGGGTTCATGTATGATCAAGATGGAGACTATTTAGATTGGGACGAGAGTCTAGAGGACGATCGCGAAATTGATGTTGAAGAATATAGTATGCACTCAAGTGATGTACAGAAAATAGAAGATGAAGATGAAACAGAATTAGTACAAGATCCAAAATCTAAAGAGTTTACTCGTAAAATTAAGGTCTCTCCCAATGATAAGGAAACTATCAGAAAGATTCAGGCTATGATGGCTAAAGAAAAGAATTTAAAGAAAGAAAAAGAAGGCGAGAATATGATAAATGAAGGATACGCTAAGTTTAGAAATGAAACTAAAGTGCGTCCTAAACCAGATCAATTTCATCAAGCAATACGTCAAGTAAGACAAAAGGTTCAAGAGATTAATAGACTATTTGAATATGTAAGCCGCCTCAAATCAGAACTATCTGAAGGTGAAGACGGTCTAAAATATAAAATGCATACAGAAAAAGCCCTTGCTAAAATCAAGGAAATGGTCGCGTCACTTAATCAAAATGTAAAAAAGTTTAAATAGTGGCAAAGTCAAAGAACTCCGGGGGTTCGGTAAAGATCAGTTTTGGCAAACGTAAAAAGGGTAGATCACAAAAGACCTATAATAAACATGATAGATCAGAGAAAAATTATCGTGGACAAGGAAGAGGCTAATATTTATTAATAATATAAGGACAAAGATGACAACTGCACAATTATACCGTAAACATAAGGCTGGAGAGATCGGCCGTGACCGCTTCTTGTATGAAGTACGTCGTGATAACAACCTACCTTGGGTAACTAACACTACATCTTATGCAGATGCTGTTAAGATCCTTAAGAACAAAGGCATTATCTGTGAAATAGACCAAAATGTAACTACAGATCCAGCAGTTGACGTAGTTAATCCGTACTTTTTGAAGAGAGGAGTTAACAAGTTGTTGAGTAAAGAAGAAGAACTTACTAACGATTCATATATTAAGGCACTAAATAAGGCTGCTAAGGCGCTCGAAAAGAATCCTCATGCTTTTGATGACGAGATGTTTGCTAACAATGAAGATGTTAAGAAGGCAGACGAAAAGCTAGAGATGGAAGATGTTAAGAAAGGCAACTTAAATGACAAGAATAACGAGATGAAAAAAGTCAAAGTAAAGTCATTAAAAGAGTCTGCTATCGAAGAACTCATTAACTCTCTTAAAAAAAAAGACGAGATTAATGAAGATGTCCACTATAAATACAATGTAGGATCTGAAATACATACACCAGACGGTTCTGGTACAATTAAAGAAATTATTGGAGGAACACTCACAGTTGAATTGAAAGATGGTCAATTAAAAGACTATCAGATAAATACTATAGATCATTATACACAAAAGGCTCAAGAAGAGGCTACTATGCATTTCAAAGACGAGCCAGCAGATGCAAAATACAATGTTAAGAAAGATGCATCAGGAAAGATTGTACAAGCTACAAACAGTGATGGTGTAACTATTAGCATGAATGATCAAGTTATTACTAAAGATACAGGAAAGAAAGTTAAAATTACTGGCTTTCAAGGAACTCAGGGTAAAGTAATGGCTCAATACAACACAGGTATGTTCTTTACTTCTATTGATATTGATGGTTTGGAAAAGCAAAAAGACATGAAAGTGTCTAGTCCATTTGGAGGAAGTGCTGTAACTGAGAAGATCAAAGAGTATATGGAAAAATTCAAAGATGATAAAGAGAAGATGGTTA